CTGGACATTGACACGGCAGACATGCACTATCGTGATGGTGCTTACCATCAGGGGAAACCAGACATGAACACAATGGCGGTTGTGGCCCCAATATGGTCCGCATACGCTCTGCGAAAACTCATACCAACAAAAATCCGCAAGGACTTGGATGGCACCAAAGTTTTCTACCGCATTGGCTGGGAGCCAACGCAGCGAGGCTTTGTAGTATTCTATATCGACGACTGGTGGCACTCATTCACTCTTGTTAAGTTTGAGTGTGAGGATTTGAATGACGGCTACATCGACATGATGTGCTGGTTACTTGATAATGGTTACGTTGAAAAGAAAGGAGGTGAGCGATGACATGGAGAGAATTTGAAAACCTGCAAGTTGGTGATAAGGTCCTCATTGGTGGCATTGTTGGTGTCGTCACTGAAAAAGACGATATGACCTATGTGCTGCAAAGCAGGCACTTTTCCCCCAATAATAGAAAGGATAGCAGCAGCCTTGTTTCATTCGCTTGGAACGAGGGAGATATAGTTAGTTAAAGGAGGTGACCAATGACATTAGCCGTATGTAAAAAGAACAAGTGCGAGTACCTGTCTGGCTGTCGCCCCGGCAAATGCCGCCTCTGGTATTGCGACTACTGGGGCAGGCGGTTGTCAAGTGTCGCACTGTGTCCGAAAACAATCAAATGAGGTGATGAGCCTCAAAAACAATTCGATGAGTTATGACCGTAGATGAACTAATCAAGCGACTGCGCCGCCTACCCAAGAACGCCGAGGTGTTCATTCTCCCCGATGAACTGGAATGTGATGATGAAGGCTACAACACCGACCTGCACCGCATCAGCGATGTCGTGTACCAAGACACCTATGTGGAGACCAACGGCGATTTCATCAAGATTACTGAGGTGATGGTCAAGTTTGAGGAAGACAGGGCATATTTCAGGCCTGGTACCGATGGCTTACGATGAAGATAACCCTATCAACTTGAACTACTGACATGGAACCAGTGACAATCAATGGCCGTGGGCCATTCTACGAGATACCCTACATCTGCGGCGTCTGCCGTTGCTATATCCCCAACAACATGAGGCAGAGCGGCGGTAAAGGCTGGTGCACGATGTGGGGCGTGAAAAAGAACTACTACAACTCGCTGCCCAAGCGATGCACCCAGATGTTTGAGGGTGCCTTCCGCATCGGCGGCGATGTCGTGTTAGTCGAGAAAGAGAAAAAGTAACCGTTAAACCGATAAACAATGAGCAACAAAAAACCGAATCAATCCATCCTCTCCCGCCTGCAGAGAGTCATGCAGGATGCAGACGGCCACCGTGAGACGGTGTTGATCGTCTATGCCAACCACGTCACGAAGCGCTTTCAGAACGGAGTCATCGGCAATCCCGACGTGCTGCACTCCATTTGGGCGTACATGATCGACAATTACGAGAAGGGCGTCGCCGACCAGCCCACCAAGACCGCTATGGTGACGCTGTTCGCTGCCCTCGCCCTGTACTACGAGCCCGATGAGCTGGCCAAGAAGGTGGCCGACATCCGCGCTGCCATCAACGCACTCAAGGACAAAGACAAGAATTGAAGCAATGAGCGAGACCAAACGGACAGTCGAGGGGCGGGAATGTTGCTATTGCCACAGGAACCTGCCCCTCACTTATTTTCCACTCAAGCCGGGAAAGAAGCACGCACGCTACAAGGTGTGCCGTGACTGCCTCACACTCGGCCACTCGTGCGTCCCCAAGGTGAGACCCGAGCCGAAGCGCCGCAAGTTCGCCAGCGATGAGGAACGCCAGGCGGCGGTCAAGGCCTACTATCGGGAATGGCGGAAGAAAAATGCCGACAAGCTGCGTGAACAGCGCAGGGCGTGGTACTACCGCAAGAAAGGCGAGGCGGTGCCCGTCACACGCGTCTGCACCTGTTGCGGCAAGGAACTGCCGATAGACGATTTCAACGACAGTGCGGGCCGACGTTCCCATTCCTACGAGTGCCGGGAGTGCCGCCAGCGCAAACCGCTTAACCCGATGCTGGCACCGAGCCGCAAGGGCGGTGCCAGTGAGAAGGTGTGCCACAAGTGCGGCAAGCTGCTGCCGATGACCGCCTTTGACTACCGCAAGGACGGGCTTTACCGCCTGAGCACTTGCCGGGAGTGCCGCAAAGGGCTTGACCGCAGCGACATGAAAGCCTACATCCGTGAGGTACAGCGCAGGAGGCGTGAGCGCATGGCAGAGGAAGCGTCCAAGGAGCGCAAGCCCCGCGTCGGAAACGGCCAGGGCGACCGCCACGAGTACCACGCGCAACGGTATGCCGAGCACAAAGACGAGATCAAGGCCAAGCAGGTACTCAGTGCCATCGAGGCCGAGAAATTGAAACCTAAGCCCAAACCCGCCGAGAAGTTGTGTACCAAATGTTGGCTTTACCCATGCTTTGAGGGTATCGACAACATGGACAGCGACTTTGCCAAGGAGGGCTGCATATCATTCAAGAACAAAGAGCAACTACAATGACAACATCAAAAACAACGATCCAAAAAATACCAGGCGAAAAAGAGCTCAACGAACTGCGTGATGAGTGCTACAAGATATCCTGTGACCACGGCTTCCACGATGAGGACCTGTCAGGTGAACACTTCCTGTGTTTAATCATCAGTGAACTCATGGAGGCGGTGGAGGCAGACAGGAAAAACCGTCATGCCAATATGCAGGCCTTCAATGAGAGTCTTAACGGCTTCACCTGTCAAGAGGTTTTTGAAGGCTATATCAAGGACACCGTAGAGGATGAGCTGGCTGACGCTGCCATACGCATCCTCGACCTTGCCGGTGTTGAAAGCGTGCAAATCGGCCTCCGTGTCTGGAGCGCAAACAGACAGCACTCATGGCAGGATGAAGTAACATACTTCCGCAAATACTTCACATTTACGGAGGCTATCTATTTCATCGTGTCGCACAGCCTATCACAGCGTGGAATGTATGGCCATGCCCTATATTTCCTGTTCGTGCTGGCCGAGGTCGTGGGCTTCGACCTGATGGACCACATCCACCTCAAGATGGAGTACAACAAGACCCGTGAACGCCTTCACGGCAAGAGATATTAACCATAATCACAAACGCTATGATTTCAACAACAATCGCATTCGTCGTCGGCCTGCTGCTGGGCATCGCCGTTGACACCCGCGCCCGCAAGGAGCGTGACCAGCGCATCCAGGATCTGGAGAAGGAGCTGGACTTTAGCCGGCGGTACAACCAGCAGCCAGTTAGGATCGACGATGAGGCGTTAGAGCACGCCATCCGCTCTTTCGACGAGGTGGCAGACCAATTCGAGAAACAATGAAAGTGTTATCCATCATCGCCTCGCTTATCTTGATGGCGATCCCGACAATCAGTTTAATCCAAAGCCTGCGAGAGTTCAAGAAAAGGACCAAGGGCGAGCTCGTGAGCAGCAAGGGTTGCAGGACGTTCGTCGCCACGTCCCTGGGCACCTGGTTTTTCTTCATGGTGGTGCTGTGGCTCGCAGGCGTGTTCAAAAACTTCTTTTAATCATGAGTAAATTTATCGTTACCGGCAGCGAGGGTTTCATTGGAAAGGCCCTCGTTGCCTTCCTTGTGGCCAAGGGTCATGAGGTCATCGGCATTGACCGAAAGAACGGCGACGAGGCATCCGACCTTGACAAGTTCCTCACCAGCAACGAGGACGTGAAGGGCGTGTTCCACCTCGCCGCGCAAACGTCGGTGTTCAATCCAGACACCGAGCAGATCAGGAGGGACAACATCGACACGTTCATTACCGTGTGTGCCCAGTGCGCCAGTCATGGCGTGCGTCTGGTGTATGCCTCATCGTCCACCGCTGCCACGGGCAATGCCACGTCGATGTACGGACTCTCCAAGCGTTTTGACGAGCAGTACGCCCGTCTCTACAACGATGAGGCCTACGGTGTCCGCCTCCACAACGTCTATGGCCCCGACCCGCGTCAGGGGACTCTTCTTTGGCATCTGATGAATGACGATGTGGTGGATCTGTACGACATGGGCGACCAGACGCGCCACTTCACCCACATTGACAACGCTGTGGAGGGACTCTACCAGGTAATGACTATGACCGATGACGGCAATGGGACATTGACGAAACTGTTCAACGTGGCCAACCCCGAGGAGTTAGAGGTGTCCACATTTGCCCAGGAGGTGAGCGCCCGCAATGGCGTGAAACTTCGTTACCTGCCTGGTGTGCGCGAGCGTGACAATTTACGTCAACGTGTGGATGATCATGTAATTTGGTTATCTTTGCACTACAAAACCGTGCAGGGAGGATTGGACGCCATTTTGGGCAAGAAGGACGGTGAACGCACTTTATATGATGTCCGATGTGTCAACGTATAGCGAGCCGATCCCCTGTCGAGTAACTGGGGAACCGGGGGCGGGAAATCCGTCTCCGGCTTCCTCGCTTTCGGGGAAAATCGGAAATGAAAATCGGGAAACGGGAAACAAAACGCCTGAAACGGGAAATAAAAATCGGGAAAATGCCAAATTAGAACGATTATTGTTAAATATGGAACGCTTTAACCCGTTTTTGGAACGCTATTAGCCGTTTTTGGAACGCTTTCACGCATTTTCCAGTCGTTTCTATGCGCATATCAACGCTTAAATTATACGCAACACCATGGCTCAGAAAAAAAACAACACAAGAGAACTAACGCCCAAACAGGAGAGGTTCTGCCGCAACTACGTCGAGATAGGCAACGCAAGCGAGGCCTACCGCCTGTCCTACAACTGCGCCAAAATGAAGCAGAGCACCGTCTGGGAGTGCGCAAGCAAGTTGCTCAGCAACCACAAGGTTGCCACAAGGATAGCCGAGCTGCAGGAGGAGTATGCCGAGGCTACCAGGGTTGACCGAGCAAAGGTCGAAAAGGTCCTCATGGGCATAGTGGAGGTTGACCCCTCCGACATGTACTACATCGACGAGGTGACGGGCAGGCCGAGACTCAAGGCACCCAACCAGATGCCCGTGCACATGCGCAAGGCCCTCAAGAAGATCAAGAACAGCAAGGGCGAGGTGTCCTACGAGTTCAACGGCAAGACCGAAGCCGCCCGTCTGCTGGCCTCTATGAACGGTTGGGAGGCGCCCAAGGAGGTCAAGATGACCGGTGACGTGGGAGTAGGTGTCCGCAGGGTGATGGACTTCTCGGGACTGCCCGAGGATGACGAGCCCGAGCAATAGCAAAATGTCACACAAGGGAAATTTTGGAAAAATGTTTCATCTTTCAGTCCAAAATGGCTCTTGTGTCAAATATGGGAGATAGAGCAAAATGTCAAAAGAGGTGGTTTATCGATACGATTACAGGATGTTCAATCCGAACGGCTGGCAACTCATGCGTTTCATGCGTGAGTCAATCGTGCGTTTCATCATCCTCTATGGCGGCTCATCGTCTGCAAAGTCGTACAGTGTTGCCCAGGTGATTTTGATGATGACCCTTTTCGACGGTGAGAACACGCTCGTTTTCCGCAAGGTCGGCGCATCCATTGAGAAGTCCATCTATGAGGATTTCCGTGTGTCGTGCAAGCAGCTGCACATGGAGGACTACTTCAAGTTCACCCGCAACTCGATACGCTGCACCTACAACGGGGCGAAGATTGACTTCAGCGGTCTGGACGATCCCGAGAAAATTAAGGGTATCTCCAACTACAAGCGTGTGCACCTGGAAGAGTTCAGCGAGTTTGAGGAAAGCGACTTCAAGCAGATCCGCAAGCGTCTGCGCGGTAAGGAGGGTCAGCAAATCAGCGCTACGTTCAATCCTATCCGTGAGACACACTGGATTAAAAAGAGCTGGCTCGACGGTGAGAAGTGGCACGATGTCTCCATGCGTGTAGTCATCGATGGCCACCGCATCCCCTCAAGGATTACCGAGGTGAAGTCCCTGCGGATGAACGAGGCCAAGACGTATCTCAACCCCCGCACGGGCGAGATGGAGGATCACGCACCGGACATCGTGCTCATCCAGTCCACCTATCTCAACAACTTCTGGGTAGTGGGTAGCCCTGATGGGACGTATGGCTACTACGATGAGCAGTGCGTTGCCGACTTCGAGAAAGACCGCGTCACCGACCCAGACTATTTCCGCATCTATGCCCTTGGTGAGTGGGGTGTCATCCGCACGGGCAGTGAGTTTTTCGGGTCGTTCAACATCGGCAAGCATACGGCCGACGTCGCCTACAATCCCGGTTACCCGATACATGTCAGCGTCGATAACAACGTCCTGCCCTACATCTCCGTGTCGTTATGGCAGTACATCACGGGTGACACCACCGACGTGAACCAGTTTGCCGAGATCTGCTGCGAGAGTCCTGACAACACCGTCAAGCGTGCTGGCAAGCGTGTGGCCGAATACCTCAAGGGGATCAAATATGCCGATAAGGTGTATCTCCATGGTGATGCGAGTACCAGGGCTGCCAACACCATTGATGATGAGAAACGCTCCTGGCTCGACCTGTTCATCTTCACGCTGGAGGGTGAGGGCTTCGAGGTAGTGGACTGTGTGGGCGACAAGAACCCGAGCGTGGCCATGACTGGTGAGTTCATCAACGCCATCTTTGAGGGTAACATGCCTGGCGTTGCCATCACCATCGGCAAGAGCTGCACTGTCTCGATCGAGGACTACCTGAGCGTGCAGAAGGATGCGAACGGGGCCATCCTCAAGACCAAGGTCAAGAACAAGACCACCAACCAGACGTATGAGGAGCACGGCCACCTTTCGGACACGTTCAGGTATGTTGTGCATGACCTGCTGCGTGACGAGTTCACGCTGTTCAGCAACCGCCGCAAGCGCAACCTGTATGCCCGTGACGGTGCGCTGCACTTCTACAACCCGGCCAGCGAAGAGACGGCCACCGTGTCCCGTCGTGTACTCTACATGCTGCCCAACATCAACGGCAAGTTCTGCCTGCTTGAGGGCTGCAAGGTTGGCGACAGCTGGCGTGTAGTTGACGTGGTGTATCATGACAACACCTCGACCGATGAGATAGCAGCAACCGTTGAGAGCCGCCAGGGCGACATGTGCATTGTCGAGTGTGGCGAAGCCTATTACCAGTTCGTTCGCAGGCTGAGGGCGACGGCAGGCATGCCCGTGAGGATGTGCGATGAGGAACACGATCCTGCCAGGCGCATAGCGGCGACGAGCGACTTCGTCAAGTCCCGTGTGCTGTTCAACGAGACGGCCGTCAACGAGAGCCCCGACTATTCGGAGTTCATCACCCATCTGCTGGACTACAATGCCGACAAGGGGCGAGACATCGAGGCCAGTGTGTTGTTGAGCGGTTTTGTGTCCTATGTTGTGAAATTTTAGGCTACAGACCGCGACGGCATTTATCATTGTGGGTGACAATAAGTTAAAGGGCGTTTAACGTCCTTTTGTTGTTTTGAGATTTCAAAAAATCGGGGCTACGGAAATGGTTACAATCTAAATTTGTGCAAAAACACAATCGCATGGGATTTTTCGACAACATATTCCCCTTCAGGAAGAAGTCCGGCACCAATCAGTCGGATGATATTCCTGTGACCAATGCCATCATTAACGGTAAGCGTTACCGTGTCATCACCACCGATGAACTGGAGGGCATTCTGCACCCCAGCGTATGCAGCGACAATTTCCTGACATTGTTCAGGACTGTGCCCGAGGTGTTCTGGCCGATCGACTTCATCGCAAGCCGCATCGCAGGTGCTAATTTCGTTGTGAAGCGCACGAATGACGATAGCGTGGTATGGCGCTTGAGCCATCCCGTGAACGGCATCCTGAACAACCCCAACGTACTGATGGGCTGGTATGAGTTCATCTACAACCACTTCGTGTACAAGCTGGCCACCGGCAACGCCTATGTGCGTGCGGCCATGGGTGCCCACCTGGCCCCCGATGCCTTGAAGTGGAAGTATTGCGACACCTACTGGAACCTGCCGAGTAACAGGGTTGACGTGGAGCAGGCCAAGCAGGGCAACACCATTCCCCTGTTCGGTTGCACGCCTGGCGGTATTGACGATCTCATTGCCGGCTACACGCTGCACTACGGCGGCCTATCGTGCGAACTGATACCGACATGGCAGGTGTGGCATGACCGTGACAGCCTGCCGTTCTATGGCGGTAGGGTCGGTTTCCTCAAGTCGATGAGCCGCCTGGCTCCGCTCAAGAAACCCATCTCCAACCTGATTGCCGTGTATGAGGCCCGCAACATCATCTACGTCAAGCGTGGCGGTGTGGGCTTCATCGTCCAGGAGCAGCAGGACAAGGCTGGCACGGTGGCCATGACCAGTGCCGAGAAGAAGGAGTTCGTCAAGGAACTGACCGAGAACTACGGTTTCGGCGACGGCCAATTCCCCTTCGGTGTGTCGAACATTCCCATGTCGTTTGTGAGGACAAACCTCTCGATCTCCGAGTTGCAACCATTCGACGAGACGTTGGCTGATGCCATCACCATTGCCGGTGCCTACGGCATCCCGAGCGTGCTGGTGCCCCGTAAGGACCAGGCCACGTTCAGCAACCAGGCTACCGCCGAGAAAGCCGTGTACTCCAGTGTTGTCATTCCGCTGGCCAAGCGTTTCTGCAAGGACTTCACGACGTTCCTCCGCATGGAAGAGGGCGGCAGCAAGTATTACCTGGACTGCGATTTCAGCGGCGTGGATTGTCTGCAGGAAGGCTTGAAGGAGGCCGAGGAGGTCAAGAAGCTCATCAACGACCGTTGCCTGGAACAGTTCAACAAGGGCCTCATCACCCTCAACGACTGGAGAGGCCAGATTGGTGAGGCGATGATCGAAGAGAGCGAGTTGCCGCTGGCCAGCAAACTCAAGTGGCAGATGACCGATGACGAGCTGGCGCAAATCAACCGCGTTTTCAATAATTCAACCAATACTAACAATCAAAACCAACAGGAAGATGGGACAGAACAACAACCAGAACCCGAAGAAGGAAGTGTCGTACAAGAGTAAGTGGTACGGCATCAAGGCAAAGGATGTTGACGAGCAGGAAGGACTTGTAACTGTTGCGGTCAACGGATTTAACATCATGGACAGCCAGGGCGACATCTCCATGCCCGGCAGCTTCACCAAGACCCTCAAGGAGGGTTTCAAGCGTCTGAAATGGTTTCTCGACCATGACGTGCACAAGCAGATCGGCGTGCCCATCGAGGGCAGGGAGACCGACACGCACCTGGTGATGACCGGCAAGATCGCCAAGGAGACGGCACTGGGCCATGACGTGTTGGAGCTGTACAAGCTGAATGCCGAGTGCGGCCATGAGATGGAGCACTCCATCGGTGTCACCGCCATCAAGCGTGATGAGGAAAACCCCGCCAAGGTGCTGGAGTGGAGGCTGTACGAATACTCCACGCTCATGGGCTGGGGCGCCAACCCGAGCACATTCCTGGTTGACCTCAAGAGCGCCACCAGCGAGCAGGTGCGCCATGCCGTCGAGTACATGCGTCAGGCATTGGCCAAATGCAATCTCACCGACCAGTTAAACAAGCAATTTGATATGGACCTTACTCTGATGTTAAAGGCCATGAACGGCGGGAACATCGTCACCTGCCCTCATTGCGGCCACATGTTCGATTTTGACGATGAGCAGCTGCACACGTTCCAGCAGCAGGTCCTGGACGCGACCAGCATGTATGTCGGCTGGCTGCGTGACGACATCGCCTATGAGCGTGTGCAAGAGTTAGAGCCCGAGATCCGCGCCGAGGTTCTGTCCATCATTGACGCTGTTGCCTCGAAGGGTGACGTGAAGGAGATGGATGTGAAGAGCATCGAGGATTTCACCAACTTCGTGCGTTGCCCCCATTGCTGGGGCAAGGTGTACCAAGCCAACAAATTATTACAGGACGCCCCCGGTGCGGGCAGTTCGACAGAGGAGCCGTCAGGCGACACTCCGAAAGAGGACACCCCCGCCGTCGAGAACAAGGAAGCCGACGATGTCACTTCAGAGTTTTGGGCAGGACTTCGTGATAAGATTAGTTAATAACCTTTCAAAAACGATTTTCAACAAATGGACAAGAAAGAACTTGAAGCCCAGCAGGAGGCTTTTATGAAGTCGCTGGAGAACAAGATGAACGGTATCGTCAATGAGGCTGTCAAGGGTTTCATCACCGAAGAGCAGGTCAAGGCCCGCGTCGATGAGGTGCTCAAGGGCATTGACGAGAAGTTCATCTCCAAGAGCGAGGGCAAGGACGTGAAGGAGCTGGCCAAGCAGGTCGAGACCCTCGGTAAGACCATCGCCAATATGAAGTCCGTGGGCTTCACCAACGAGCACATCACCGCGTTTGCCGCCAAGGTGGACGAGATGATGGACAGTGAGCAGTACAAGGACTTCGTTGCCAACCGCTGCAAGAGCACTGGCCGCTTCACCAACTTCACCATGAAGGACGTGAGCATGACCAACGACTATGAGGGTAACATCCTCATCGCCCAGCAGAGCGACCGCATCGTGTCGCAGGTGGGTCATGGCAAGCAGCACCTCAAAGATGTCATCACCACGCTCGACATTGAGCCCGAGCACCTGAGCATCGCCTACACCCAGATCTACCATGTGGACCGCAACGCCCGCTATGTGGCAGAGAACGGCATGTTGCCCGAGAGCTCGTTCAAGGTGAAGGAGGTGACCGCCGGGGTTAACCGTGTCGGCCACTACATCCGCATCTCGAAGCGCATGATGAAGAGCCGCGCCTATGTGCGCTCGTTCATCCTCAATCTGATGCCCGAGGCAGTTTACAACGCCATGGACGCTCAGATCCTGTTTGGTGACGGCACTGGTGACAATCCCACCGGCATCACCCGCTACGAGGGCGTGCTTCCCGTAGAGAACATCATCACCACCGCCATCTACACCGGCGCCGTTGGCTCCGTTGCAGGTATCGAGAGCCGCGCTGGCGGCACAGGCATCGTCGTGGTGCTGAAGGATCCCGTTGACATCATGCGTGACGGTATGCAGATTACCTTCACAGCAACTGACAACACCATTACCAATAAGGCTGCCCTCAACGGCAAGACCTTCGAGGTGATCAAGGAGACCGACACCCGCCTCATCATCGACGGCATCACCTATGCCGAGGAGGCTCACCCCGAGTTGATCTCGTTCACGCTCAACCATAGCGCATTCAAGAGCGTCGAGGATCCCAACAGCCAGGACGCTTTGGAGGCTGCCGTTGCCGTGATGACCTACGGTGAGTTCCGTCCCACCGCCATCCTGATGAACCCGATCACCTTGTTCCAGATGCAGACCGAGAAGGACACCACTGGCCGTCGTCTCGACTTCGTGCGTGACGCGTTCGGTAATCTGACCGTTGGCGGCGTGCCCGTCATCAGCACCAACGCCATCCCCACCGGCAAGTACCTGCTTGGTGACTTCCGCAACGGCGTGAACATCGTTACCTACACTGCATTGAACGTCGAGTTCGCCGAGGGTGTCACCGAGATCCTCAAGAACCAGACCGTTTGCATCGCCCAGATGGAGCTGATGCTGCCTGTTTACTGCCCCTGGGCGTTTGCCTATGGCAGCGTGAGTGCACTGAAGGCCGCAATCGCAAGGGCGTAAGGTATGGCAGG